TCTCATCAGACGCCGAAACCCTGTTGGATTGGGCGCGAGCCAAGCGTGATGAAGAATGGCGCATTGCTGCCTTGGCAGCCAAGCATCCCACAGTGGCAGATGCCTTGGCAGCAGTTGAACTGGCCCGAGAGAAACTGCAAGTTGTAACTGCACTTTGTAATACTGATTCAAAATGAGCGCAGACATTGACATTGATGTGCCGGACAGATCGGCTGTGCTGAAACTGATTGAGCACACTGCCGCACGGCAACTGCATCAAGGTCAAGTGCGTAAGCACAATTCAGGCATCTATGTCACAGACATTCCTAGAGACATACCCAATGGCTGTGCAGCCATAGACTACGAATCAGCGGAACAGCGTGGATACTTCAAGATAGACCTGTTGAACATGAGTGTGTATCAGTTGATCCGTGATCCTGCGCACTATGCTGAAATGCTGGCAGCAACACCACCATGGAGTAGACTATGGACCGACACTGCCTGGACCAAGCAACTAGTGCATGTGGGCAACTACACAGACTTAATGACATCAATGAAACCAGATTCAATACCCAGAATGGCAGCGTTTATTTCAGTTATTCGCCCGGGCAAAGCACACTTGCAGAATCGTCCATGGACTGAAGTGTTTGCTGAAGTATGGAATGGGGATGATTCACGTGGATATACATTTAAGAAAAGCCACGCAGTTTCCTACGCAGCCCTAGTAGCATTACATATGAACTTGCTCACTCAAGACGCCGCACAAGTGTGATTGATTTTCGCTTGCTTTTCTTGCGAGCAATGTCCATCAAACTGCACACTGGGCCGTGTAAAACTTCAAGATCTTTGTTGGAAAATGTGCGCAAAGTAAATCTAAATTTGTCCCAATCTTGACGAAGGAATATGTTGATAGGGATGGATCTATTGCTTTCCCACCACCACTGATTGGCCAGTTCTAAAAACAACAGTTTATCTTGTTGGTCAACTACAGATCCAAAGTCGTAGATGGTCGTCACGCTGTCATCTCTGTTTTGTATGATGCCCACGTACTCTGCGTTTGCATAACTGCAAAGAGTGATAAACGGGTATTTTTCTGCCAATTTATCGAAGATTGTATTACCCATAAATATTGTTCGAGGATCCTATGTATTCAACCACCGTTTACTTATACCAGCAAATTACCAAAGTCTTGTTAGTTGACACCAGTGGTGGATATTTCACAGCGAGGTACGACCCAGTGTATGCAAAACAATTAACTGTAAACAAAGGTGTAGATAATGTTCTACTCTTTGAATTTATCAATCAAGAACAGAAACCGGTAAACATCACTGGTTCTGCATTTGTGTTTCGTTTGATGAGTCAAAACGGAGACAGAGTACTGGTGGAAAAAGACATGACAAGTCTTAGCAATTCACTAGGGCGAGTAAAAGTGGTACTAAACATCGAAGACACCATTAATCTGGTTGCACAACCTGCCAGCTACTCAATACAGCGCACTTCTGGTGATTACATACAAGCAGTGTATGTAGACGCCAACAGCCAAGCACGTGGTGATTGCAACATTGTGGATTCTATATTGCCACAATTTGTGCCCAGTCATGAACTTAGTATACCCACAATTTATGGCAAAGCTCAACAACTAACACCTGGACCGACCAACTATCCCGACTGGGCGCTTACACCTCCTCCAGTAAATACCACGCAACTTACCGAATTCTACAGCAGTTTTATTGACACATCTCATCAGAGTTTGACCACGGTCAAAATGGATCTGGATCACTTTACAGGCACTGTAAAATTTCAGGCTGCACAAGATTATGAATCCATCTGGTACAACGTAACTGATAGCTATACTTTTTATGATGAAACTTCTACACAATATTTCAACGTGGTAGGATTTTATCCACTGATTCGAGCAGCTTTCAACAACAGCCAGGGATTTGGTGGGCAAGCATCAGCACAAGTTTCACCTACAGGCGTGGTCACAGGAATCAGTTTGAGCAATGCTGGTAAAAATTATGTAGCTGCGCCCAAAGTTCAAATTTTAGGAAATGGATCAGGTGCCGAAGCAATTGCAACCATTGGAGCCGACGGACAAATTGCAACCATTGTAGTGACCAATGGCGGTTCAGGTTACTTGCCAATTCAATACCAAGGCACACAACAGGCCACGGTAATGATCACCACTGGATATATTGACAATCTCCAATATCGTTGATTTAGCATCGCTGATCTGCTATACTGTATAGATGCTTGACATCCTTGCGTATCTACCTGCAAAAAGAAAACCCACGCCATCAGGTTGGTTGAGTTTCAATGCGGTCTGTTGCCAACACAATGGCAGCACTAGAGACACAAGAGGGCGAGCCGGACTCAAAGCCACCGAGGCAGGATGGAGTTATCACTGTTTCAATTGCAGTTACACAGCCAGTTTTATCATGGGGCGTACCCTAAGCGTGAAAGCTCGCAGACTACTGGCATGGATGGGTGTGCCAGACAATGAAATTGAGATGCTTAATTTGGAAAGTCTGCGGCATCGTAGCATACATGGCATACTAGAAGATAGACAGCAGGCCTGGAACCAATTGGCTGGTATTGCATTTGAAGAACGGGACTTGCCACCACATGCTGAGTTGTTGATGCCCGAACATGGACCATATTGGGAATATGTACGTAACAGACATGTGCCCGAAGACTTTCCTGCTATGGTACAGATAGAGAATGATGGTGTTCATTGGACACGCCCGCATGTGGTCATACCATTCACATACGAAAACAAAATTGTAGGTTACACCTGCAGATTTTTAGACAACAAACAACCCAAGTTTATTTCAGACAGCCAGCCGGGTTATGTGTTTGGAACGGACTTACAGCATAAAAATTGGACCAATGTGATAGTAACAGAAGGCATATTTGATGCACTGTCAATTGGTGGTGTGGCAGTCATGCACAACACAGTGAGTGACGCCCAGGCTCGACTGATACGCAACCTAGGCCGAGACATAACTGTGGTACCCGATCAAGATCTAGCAGGTGTAGAACTGATTGATCGTGCTGTGGAACTGGGATGGGCAGTAAGTATGCCCGACTGGCCAGAAGGCTGTAAAGATGTCAACGATGCTGTGATTGCGCTAGGACGGCTAGGCACATTGCTAACTATAATGGCAGCCAGAGAAACTAGTCGAATCAAGATAGAAATAAGGAAAAAACAGATTGTTAAAAAAATACAATAAACTTTGGGTTTTTGGTGATAGCCATAGCACTCCAGGAGTTTGTGTTTCTCCTCAACAAAGTTTTTGGGGGTTAACTGCTTCTGCATTACAAGTTAACACAGTGATTAATTGCAGTAGACCTAAAATAAGTTTTGATAGCGTGTGTCAAATGTTAGTAGGTGAGCAACAACAATACGACTTTAATCAAGATTTTTTTATTATGGGGCTACCTCCATTGGAACGAATTACCGTGTTTGACAATCACAAAGACACTGCATTGGTACGTTCTATGTTTGATACAACAACATGGCAGGCAGAAACTAGCAATGTTATAAGCCATCACGGTTTAGTGAATTACCAATATAGAGAACTTGATAAATTATCAGTGCTAATTAGTGATCGTAGTTGGATTGAGACTCAAGTCTTGCGGCAAATATTTTTGATCACACAGTGGCTTGACTCGCAAAAAGCTAACTATATTATTGTAAATCTTAGTAAAAATTTAGATCCAAATAATCACTGGGGACCAAGCCAATACATATTAGATTATTGTGTGAATCACCCTAGATGTAAATTATTTGATGGTTCTATATATGATGTTAATTTGAATATCAACAAGCCGGCAGATTACGATAGCTATAGTTGGTCTGGACACCATGGTCCTGTGGGTAATCGACATTTTTTTGAAACCAGCATAAAGGATAGACTTTGTTAAAAGAATACGGACTTGATGTCCAACGCCTATTTCTAGAAATGATGTTGGAGGACGCACAGAGCTATGTGCGTGTGCAAAACATCTACAACCCGCAGAACTTTGACAAGAGTTTGAGACCTGCGGCTGAGTTCATTAAAGAACATTCTGACAAGCACAAGACCCTGCCAGACCGCACACAGATTTCGGCCACCACTGGCGTTAAACTGCAATCAGTGCCGGACCTGAACGAAGGTCACTTTGACTGGTTCATGGGCGAGTTTGAAGCATTTACTCGGCGCCAAGAACTGGAGCGAGCTATTTTGAAAGCCGCAGACTTGTTGGAAAAAGGCGAGTATGATCCTGTTGAAAAGCTGATCAAAGACGCAGTGCAGATATCACTCACTAAGGACATGGGTACAGACTACTTTGCTGATCCCAAAGCCCGCATTGAGAAATACTTCAACTCAGGCGGACAAGTAAGCACAGGTTGGACACAATTGGATAGATTGTTGTATGGTGGATTCAGTCGTGGTGAACTCAATATCTTTGCAGGGGGATCAGGGTCAGGCAAGTCACTGGTCATGATGAACATTGCACTGAATTGGCTACAGCAAGGACTCAGTGGTGTGTACATCACACTAGAACTTTCAGAAGAGCTAACGTCATTGCGTACTGATGCTATGTTAACAAACATGTCAACAAAAGACATTCGCAAGGACATAGACACCACAGAGCTCAAGGTCAAGCTGGTGTCTAAAAAGTCGGGAAACTATCAGGTCAAGGGCTTGCCGGCACAATCAAACATCAATGACATTCGTGCGTATTTGAAAGAGTATCAAATTCAAACAGGCAAGCGAGTGGACTTTGTGATGATTGACTACTTGGACTTGCTGATGCCTGTGAGTGCCAAGGTCAGTCCCAATGACTTGTTTGTGAAAGACAAGTATGTTTCGGAAGAACTCCGTAATTTAGCCAAAGAGCTAGGAATCCTAATGGTAACTGCATCGCAGTTAAACAGATCCGCTGTGGAAGAAATTGAATTTGACCACAGCCACATATCAGGTGGCATCTCTAAAATTAACACAGCAGATAATGTGTTTGGTATCTTTACAAGTCGTGCAATGAAAGAGCGCGGCAAGTATCAGATCCAGTGTATGAAGTCTCGAAGCTCGACCGGCGTTGGTCAAAAGATTGATTTGGAGTACAACATTGAAACCATGCGTATTACTGACGAAGGCGGGGATGACAACGAAAACGGGTTCAGCAAAAAGCCCAGTACAAGTATCATGGACTCGATCAAAGCAAAAAGCCAGGTTAGTGCAGCCGCAGACGACGCTAAGTCTGTACCGTGGGAACGACCACAGGCTAAAGAAGGATTTGATTTAGAAACACCCAAAGTCACAGCAGACGTGCAAAGTGCAAAACTCAAGCAGTTGTTGGGCAAAATCAAAACGTCATGACCGACATTTTTTGCCCAATGATCCATGGCGGATTAAATGTCAATCTAAAAGCCAATAGTAAGTTAGGATACAACCAATGTTGTCTCAGTACCACCCCGTTGACGTTTGTTAAGAAAGATAGTATCGACTGGATTGGCAAAGACTTTGTGGAAATTCGGCAAACTAACAATAGCAACCAATGGTTGCCTGGATGTTGGCAATGCGAAACATTAGAAAAAGTAGGGGTAAAAAGTTTTAGAGAAGCAATGATTGACAAATTTGGATCTGATCAAAATCTGTCAGGCCCACAACGCATTGATCTATTGTTTGACCGCAGTTGCAATTTGGCATGTAGAACATGCAGTCCTAGCTCAAGTACTTTTTGGGAAAAACATCTTAAAGACAATAACTTGCTAACAATGGAACTTCCACCAACTGACAATGTGTCTAGGATACACTCAATTCTTAAAAATCTAAATCTAGAAAATCTTGGGATGGTCCAATTTTGTGGCGGCGAAACATTACTAGGTAACAACTATTGGCAAACTGCCCAACTGTTGACAGAACTAATACCAAACTCAAAAACTCAATTAGAATTAGGATTTCAAACCAATGGAACTCAATTAATTGATCCCAAATGGTTTAAAGTAATTGAAAAGTTCAAAATAGTTAAACTTTTGATCAGCTTAGATGGTGTAGGCGAACGGTTTGAATATCTTAGATGGCCTGCCAGTTGGAATCAAGTGACAGATAATATCTTGAACTTAAAAGAAACATTACCTAGCAACGTAATGTTTTTCATACAAGAATGTACAAGTTGTCTAAACTTGTATTATTACAACGAAGTTCATGATTGGGCAAACAGTAACTTTGTCACAAATAGAGAAGGCGATGCCATTGGATATACCACTCAACTAGCGGTACATCCGTATCTTAACGTATCAAACATCACACAAGAATATGTTGACGCTATTGCTCACACGCCAATGATAAATGTGATTGGGCGTAACTGGAAAGAAAATCCTACCAAAATAAAAATGTTTTTAACAGAAACAGAAAAATTTGATAAGTTTCGAGGACAGAATTGGAAAAAAACTTTTCCAGAAGTTGCTGAATTTTACCGCCGTTACTTGTGATTAAGCGTTTACCGCTTTGATAACAGCAAAGTTTAACACAATGGCTTCACCAAGTGGTCCAGCGTTCATGTTTCCAACTGAAATTCTACACGACCCGGCTGCCACAGCGTCTACTTGAACGTTATACGCACCAGCAGTTGCGCCAGAAGAAACACAAACATACACTACGTCGGTGGCAGCAATCACACTGTTGGTCAATGTAAAGCTGACTTCGGCAGCCGCAGACAATGCAGCATTGTTCATGGTAATTTGTCCACAGCGTTTGTTGAGTGTTACACCAGTTGATTTATTGGTGGCCTGTGTTACAGTGCCGCCGGTGCCGGTGCTGTATCCCACAGCAGATCCTGCGCTGCCTAGCAATGGGCGATTTAGATCGTAAACAGTCACAGTAGTACCGCCATCTGTGGTTGTGAATTGAAATTGATAAGTTCCAGTGGCGTCAAATGTAATTACATTTGAACTAATACCTTGAATGCCAATGATACCCAGAGTCACAGCAGCCGGCAATGTAACAGTGTAAGCTGTGTTGGTAATGTTAATGGCCAGCTGTACTATACCAGCACTGCCGCTGGTTGGAAAATTGCTAAAGTTTAAACTGATACTGCCAGTTGTGCTGACGTATTGATATTGTCCTGCAGAATAGTCCACATTGACTGAACCAGAAGTTGTGGTAATTGGCACATAGGTGTAGCTGACATCTTGCAATTTTACAGCATAAATGAGATTGTCGTTCATGTTGTTGTCAAGTGTGGCACCAGTTAGTGCAGATTTAAAAACTGCGTTGGTTTGTAATGCAGTTATTTCGTCTGCTGCATATTGAAAATTAGTGCTAGTGTTTGTGAAATTATCCCGAAACCCTTGTGTGTTGTTGGGAACGCCGGCTACTGGATAGTTTCCGTCGATGTTGTTAGGGTTAATTTGACTGGTCATTGCGAATCCTTGATTGTTATAGATATTTATTGCTAACCAGATTCTACTAAATAATCCAAAGGTCCCCGAGCAAATGCAAAAGAAAACTCGTAGCTTGTTAGAAGAATTGGATTCCATGTATGTGGAACGCGATCGTCGTCTAATAATTGAAAATAGAGCCAACAATGTGATAGAATCTGCTATTCGTTTGCTAGAGCAAATTGAATCAGAATACACTGCTGATCAGGCTGAAAATCTCACTAGAAAATTGCTCAATGCCATACGTCTTAAAGATTCCACAAAGTTTGCCAGATCTGTAAGGAGAACTCATGCAGATATATGAAATTACCAATTGCCGCCGCATGCAAGAAGCTTTTGCTCCTGGAGGCGTTGTTAAACAAACTGGTTCATTCTTGGGAGGCGTGGGGCAAAATCTAGCCAAAGCCATGATTCCTGCTGGTGGTAATACAGACGCTGCCCCCGGCGCCAGCGTTGCTCCAGGACAAGCAGGCGGTGCAGCCGCGGCTGCTTCAGCGCCTGCTGTGGCTGCGTTGGCCAAAACTCTGCAGGCACAGTGGTCAGACACAGTGACACAAATGATGCAACAGGCCAAAAATCCCGCAACTGGCCGAGCTGGAGTTCAAAGCATCAAGGACATTCAACCAATTGAAATAGAACGAGCCTTGGTTGAGTTGATAAACACTAACCTTCAAAGAATGAGCGGTCGAGCAGTTAGCGACTATAAAAATGCTGCCAGCCAAGTGGACCAGGATGCCAACCAAGGACAATTACGAAACATGGTTGGAGACATGAGCGCAAACATTGACAAGGCCATTGATGCAATGCTGATAACGGAACCCACTAGAACTAATGCAAACAAATTAGCTGACCTTTGGGGCAGCATTGCCAAAATGAGCTATGGTATTGCTAACGAAGTTGAATTCAACCCAGTCTCTGGAAAAGCCGCAGCAAACACAAACGCAACCACAGATCCAAATGCAGCTGACCCGCAGTTGGCACAGGCAGCGCAACGAGCTGGCCTTACAGCTCAACAACTGAGGATCACTACCAAAGTTCCTCAGCAACGTGATCCAGCCGTAAACAAGGTGCTGGCCAGTATGGGTCTGTTGCAAGGCGCACCACAGCAACAGCAAAAACAAATGGCCGTGGCTGAGGCAAAAAAATGAGACTACTAGAAGGCGGCAATGTATTCAAAGATGCTGATGGTAAACCACTTACTGGGCGTATCAATCAAAGCGATGTAGCAGCCACAGTGCAATGGCTGGAAGCCCTGACAGGCCTGCAATTCCCACGTGAACGTTGGCTGGGATCAACTGGCCGCAAGCCCACATCAGGCGACATGGACATGGCAGTGGATCTTAATGAAATATCCAAAGAACAATTGGCAGCAAAGCTGACACAATGGGCAACCAGTCACGGTGAAGATCCCAAAGCCTGGGTAAAGAAAAGCGGTGAAGTACACTTGCGTACACCCATTAACGGACGACCAGAAAATGGTTATGTGCAAACAGACTTCATGTTCTTTCCCAATCTGGATTGGGGACAGTTCTACTATGGTGGTGCAGATGATTCTGCCTACAAAGGCATGAACCGCAATGTGCTAATGAGTTCAATTGCCAAACAACAGGGACTCAAAGTGGGTGCCAATGGCATGTTCAGTCGCACCACAAACCAACTGGTAGATGGTGGCATGGATCCTGACTATGTTGCAAAAACTTTATTGGGACCACGTGCCACTAGAGAGAATCTTAAAAATGTTGAAAGCATTTATGCTGCTCTAGCTGGGGACAAAAATCGAGATGCCAAGCTGGCAGACTTCCGTGAATACCTGGGCCGTGAAGGCCTGCAAGAACCTGGAGCTGTGAATGAAAACACTGAAGTGAATTTTCTAGCCAAGTTGCGCGACAGAATTGTAAATCAAGGTATGACACCACTGATTGAAACAGAAACAGCCAACCCATATCAAATTTATGAAGCTGAAGAACCAGGCGTGGGTGGCCGGGCCAAAGGCATTGAACACCTGGAAGATCTTGTGTTCCGCAAAGGCTCACGTGGCGTGGATGAAGCACTGGCCATTATACAGCATGCCGCAGATGCACCACAAAAGACCACCAGTGTAAAGTGGGACGGCAAGCCTGCTGTGATATTTGGGCGCAAGCCCGCCACAGGCGAGTTTGTGCTCACAGACGGTTCTGGCTTTGAAGCCAAAGGATACGATGGACTTGCTACTTCACCTAAAATGATGGCACAGATACAAAGCACACGCAAAGGTGAACGTGGTGAATTGGTTCAATTGTATGCTGACCTTTGGCCACAGTTAGAAGCGGCTGTGCCCACAAACTTCCGTGGCTATGTCAAAGGCGACTTGTTGTACTACCCCGAACAGCCATGGACAGAAGAAGCTGGTAATCTTGTGTTCAAGCCCAACACAGTGCAATATCGCATACCTGCCAAGAGCGCCCTGGGACAAAGAATTCGCAACAGCACCACAGGTATTGCCATGCACACCATGTATGCTGATCAAGGTGAACCCAAGCAACCACTCAGCAGAGTGTCATTTAACGAAGTGCCAGGATTGTTTTTGATTGAGCCAATTTATGGCAAAGGAATTGCACCGCAGGATCCTGCACAATCCAAAGGTCAGACTGCACTGATCAAACAAATCAAACAAATGCGCCGAAGCAAAGGTGCTGCCATTGATACTTTGTTTAATCCTGGCGAACTGCGTGCCATGCAAATCACAGACTTGGCCAAACTGTGTGTGGACTACATTAATTTTAGAATTGGATCAGGCAACTTTGACAACTTGTTAGCAGGGTTTGGTGAATGGTTGCAATCCAAAGTCACCCCAAGAAAATTTGCCAACATTATAGAATATCTAAAAAGCCCTGCATCAAACACAGAAGGTCTGGCCGCTGCATTTACTTTGTTTATTCTGTTACACGATTTAAAGCTGGACATCTTGCGTAACTTGGATTTGAAAGATCCCGGGCACGAAGGTTGGGTTATGGCCACGCCTGCAGGCTATGCCAAAGCAGTAAATCGCTTTGATTTCACTGCTAGAAATCGTGCCCAAAACAATCCGCAACAGGCATAATTTTTGCCAAAAGACTAAATAAAAGCAGGTCCACCAGGACCACTAACTTAAAGGAAATTTATCATGGCTTATCTTACCCCCGTAAATGGTGATGCACAACCGGTATTTGCACTAGACGTACAAAACGGTCCTATCGCTGCTTCTACAAGCACCAGTGGCGCTACTGCTACAGTTCAACCAGCTGGTCCTAAACTGGACTTTGTTCGTTTTGTTGCTAACAACAGCATGGCTACACAGTCAGGCGTGCAAGAATACGTTGCTAACGTTATTCAAGCACTGCAACAAACTTGCACAGTAGCTATGTATCAAGTTGACACAACTGCTTTGTCAATTGCTTACTACCCAACTGGCGCTTTTGCCAACGCTGCTACAGCATTGGCTGCTGCCAACATTACCTTCACTGGTTATCAGTTGGACAGTGCAACAGCTAACGGCTTCAAGTTGTCTGCATAATTTTTAGACTTGTTCTAAACCACCCCGGGATTAAAAACTCCGGGGTATTTTTTTGCCGTAAATATCACACGATGAAGTATATGTGCAAAACCCTCTTTGACTGCTCGCCTACTGGGATTACTGGGCATTTTCGCATAGGTCAAATTCCATTTGAAGATCAGATTGGTCAAGCAATCAACAGTGTGAACGACTGGAACAGAGCAAGAAATCAACAGCGAAACTTTGAAACACTGATTCAAATAATCAGTCTGCGCAGCCAACCAGAGCGCATTCAGGCACCGCGCTGTGACAAAGGTGTGTGGAGTTTTAGCTTTGAAGTTGAAGCAGAAAGCACATTTGGTATTTCAGGAAATCATGATCCTTTTGCGGCACTACATCAAGACTGCAATGGAGTGCCCATGCTAA